TATCAGTAGCATAATCATCAGCAACTAATGTGTAAGTGCTTGAGGTTGCTCCACTAATATCACTTGCATCTCTTCTCCATTGATAGGCAAATGTGATTGTACCTAATCCTTGCCAACTACCATTAGTAGTAGATAGTGTTTGACCTACTTGAGCAGTTCCACTTGCTACAGGAGCAACCAAATTATAAGGTATCCCAAGTATTGGGCTGATAGCATTAGAGGTGGCAGTTCCTGTACCTTCACTATCCGTAGCACTAACAACACAAGTGATGCTTGTATTATCATCATCTGCTACTAATACATAGGTTGAAGATTTAGCACCACTAATATTAGTGTCATCTCTCTTCCATTGATATGCAAAGGTAATCGTTCCTGTTCCTGTCCAAGTACCTGTAGTGCTTGTTAAAGTTTCTCCTCAGTATTAATAGGCTGATTACCTAAAATCAACGCAACAGGTGATATATCTCTTTTAGTTAAAGATGCAGTAGACACATCTTTCTTGATTAAAGATACCGATTGTGCAGATTTTAATACTAATATTTTACCCATTACTCAGTAATGTCTTGTTGTATAACAAATAGTCCTCCCATCCAGGTAGTTACTGTCCCATCCGTATGTGTAGCTTGTAAATCATACTCGTACACACCCGATGTAATATTCATACTGGAAGATGATTTTTGCATAAGTAAGTTACCATTAGCATCTTTAGTAAAGTCACTATCTTCAAAAGTTAGGACTGCTGAACTAGTAGACTTTTTCCTTACTTGTGCCTTAAATGTATAGTCGGTAAGATCAACAGGATTACTACTGCTGTCTGTCCAATCCATATCAAGTTCAAACGTGTCGTTCTTCATACACGTTATATCAAGGTCTTGTTTTATTACTAAGTTTATAGATGCCATTATTCTTCTATTTCTTCTTCAACTTCTTCTTCAACAACAGGTATCATATCAGGATTAGCATCGTAATATGCTGTTGTGTATTCTTGTTCTGATTTAAAACCAAATGTATGTACTCCCATTGGCTCACACCATATCATTTGATTATTCCAATTAGGTTCTGCTTCACCATCCCATAATACATCTACGTGATGATTTCCTAAACCTTTCACATCGCCTAAATGTGTTATTATATGACTATGCTCTTCACCTAATGCGTTTATCTTTGTACTAGCAGCACCTTTGCTACCAAACTCGTATTTACGGAACTGTCTCATATTATATGCTGTTCTTTATATATAGTTTATAAAGTCTCATCGTTCCACCCATTCCGCAAAGTTCAAGAGTGTCAAATTCATTAAAGTCCGTACTTGTTCCTGTTGCTTCAGAACTTTCATTAATAAACAATTCCCAATCTCCTGTACTGCTATCGTAAGTTATTTTTATTCTTACCCTGTCTTCAGTAGCTGTAATATTATTAATAATATTTGTGCTGGATAAAGTTCTTGCATTTACAACAGCCCTTTTGGTATTTGATGCTGAACTTCTAAATATTCTTATAGACCCATTATTATTAGATGCGTGTCCAAATCTAATATTTGCTTTTATATCGTCTCTAAGGATGTTTTTCATTTCTACATCAGCATACAACGTAAGGCTATTAAAGTTATCGTCATATACTAAACTTCCAAAATCATCAAAAGCTCTTGTTGCGGTTGCACCGCTTGTTGGTATGTAGCTTGTTTCTCCATCACCCTCTTCCCATTGCGCTCCCCAAGCATATATTGTATCTGTAGATGCTATATCACTTATATAAAATCCTGTGTAAGAAGAACCGCTATCGGTTTCGTGTGTGTACCTAACCCAAGATGTTGTTAGTGTAGCAGATATACTACCTCCATTTCCACTTGGGTCTTTTAATGTAACTTGCTCACCGCCTGTAGCACCTCTTAAATAAATACTTCTTGTAGATTGAGCAGTTGAGCTTAAACCACCTTTATAAAAACCTTTGTCTGATACTGAGCTTGTAAACTTAGATGCGTTATTAGTGCCATCGGGACTCAGAAGGTCTGTAGTGTTAGATGTTAATGTAACACCTGTATCTATAGTCCATTGGCTAAAGTCCTCACTATACGCAAGTAGGTTTGTTCTTTGTGGCTCAAACAATAAACAAGGTTCTCCACCTGTGTGATCTATACGAGGCATAGAATCCGTTAAGCCACCACTTTCCTTTTCTATCAACCCCTGCTCGTTAACCCTTGTAGCAGTATCTGTACCACGAGTGTAAGTAAAATCCCCACTACCGTCAATAGGCTTGTGAGAATATACTTTAGATTCTTTGTATCCGGAAGGAAATAATACTAAAGAAGATGCATCAAATATAGTCTTGGTAATTTCTTTGTAAGAAGCAGCGGCAGAAGAAGACCCTTCTATAGTACCACTATCGTCTAATACCCTTTGACCATAATCGTTAATACCTATTCTAATAGTATCATATAGGTATCCTCCTTTATTTATAAGGTATGTCTTTACATCAGATGCAACATTAACAGCATCCTTTAAAAAACCACTACCCGAATTAAGCAAATAACCCATTAATTAAATATTGTTTCGTCAACAAAGGTATCTACATAGTCATCGATACCTAAAGATGCTATACCACTTTCAGTAGTTAAGGTAACATTCACATAAGACTTATCGCTTATTCCTGTACCGGATGCAGCATCGTAGTTCATTGTTAAACCATCCATCCATCCCGAAATGGTTACAGTATCGTTGTTGTGTAGTAAGATACATACGATATCCTCTCTACGAGACATATTGTCTATCTTATTGATCTTATTATCTACCGCAGGTGTTTGTATGGTAATGTTTGTAGTAACTACCCCTAATCCGTTTGTAGTGTTTTTAGCCTCAGTAAATGATGTAGTGCCGTCTTTTACGTTATGTGTAAATGTAGCTATCTTTGTGTAGTCAACGAAATCTACTGAATCTACTATAGTTTCATCACTACCATCAAAGGTAATAGTTATATTATTTTGAAGTGTAAGGATAGCTTTCTTAATACCTCCGGCAGTAATCTTACTACAGTTGATATCAATGTCGCTAAGTAATGTTGAACAATTGAAAGCCATATTTTTTGTATTAAAAAAGGAGGGAAGAAATTAATCAACCCTCCCTTGTTATAATTTACAAGATAAAAGTATTAAGCTACTTTAGCCCACTCAGCATCTGTAATATGATAAGCTAAGTTTACTTGCTCACCAGTCAATGTAATTTGGTATCTGTTTTTATCAGAACGAGCAGTACCAGCAGCACCATCGATTGTAGATACAAACAAACCATAATCAAATCCAACCAAGTGACGAGTACCAGCAGCAGTCTCAACGAAAGCAACTATCTCAGCGTTAGGGCTAGATAGGTCTTCGAGAGCATCTCTGTTAGCTAAACTCATCTTAGGTAGTTCGATAGTAATTGTAGGAACAGCAGATACTGATCCGTCAGAAATAGTTTTTACATCAGTAAATGTAGAGAAACCATCTTTTAGGTTAAACTCAATAGAAGCGATTAATGTATCAGCATCAAGAGTAGCACCTGTAGGAGATAATGTCACCACATCACTAGAAACAGAAACTTCAGGAGTAGTAGCATCCAAAGCATTCTTGTCTAACAAGTATACTTTAGTAAGACCTCCTAGTGCAATGTCATCACAAGAGTAAGTGATGTCAGTAAGAGTTACGTTACAAGCCATTTATTATTAGGTATTAAAAAGGGAAGGCGAACCTTCCCCTTTGTTATTATTCAGTTATTATGCAGGATTTCCAAGTACAATTTCCTCACCTTTCAAGTAAGAGAATCCTACTTTGAAACGACCCCAAATGTACTCAGCATTTTCTTTAGCTTCGTATTCACTATCGATAGCTGCAACATCGTTGTAGTCATCAGTCAACATAACCAAGTTGCTTGGCGCAGAGATGAACAACTTTTCCGCAGGAAGGCTAGACAAGTGTACAACTTCCATTCCGTAGAATGTTGGAAGCTCACCAGCTACGATACCACCAGGAGTAGTCGTATGCAAGTTAGCAATAGCGATTTGGTACAACTGATAAGCGTTAGTTCCTAAGAAGAAAGCAGGTTTGAATTCACGGTCAGCATCTCCGTAAACAGCAGCCAACATAACGTCAGTCATTGCTTCGTACATACCTTCCATAGCTGCAAGGATGTTATCTTTATCTAGATCACCTGCGTTAGTGTAGTCAGCTAAACTTGTTAAATCGAAATCGTTTACATCAGCATCACCTTCCATCTCAGTAATTAACTCAGAAGCAGCATAAGTCAATGCTTTTTGAGAAGCTAATTTAGCAAAGTAGTCGAATACCCAGTTACGGAATTCTACATCCATAGTTTCAGGATTGTGCTGTCCTTTCTTCAATGCTACACCACGGTAAGACTTCTCTAATACGTGCTTACAGTTTTTAAAGTTCCAAGAGAAAGTTTCAACGCTCATCTCTTTTTCTGAGATGTTAGCTGTGTTGTTGTCAGAAAACTCACAGTCATCACCTGTTTGGAAAGCAGATGTAGTTACGTCAAAAATAGGTACGTTTACTTTATTTTTTACACCATCGATAAGTGTAAAGCGGTTAAGTACAGCCGCAGATTTTACCATAGAGTCGATAAACAAATCTCTGCTACGGTCTCCCCATAAACTTTCAGGTTGTGTTAAGTTAGGAGTAGTATTAATGCTAGTTGCCATTATATAAAAGTTTTAAAAAAATTCGTTTTACTTAATTTACAAAGTCTTAGTATAAACTTGGAAAGTGTTTATTGATAAGATTTACTTTATCAGAAGTGATACGCTCGAATTTGATAGTCTTGTCTTTTACCTCAACGACAACTTCTTCTGTCTGTTGTGCGGTGAATTGCTCTTCAACCTCTTGTTCGTTTACTTCTTCCTCAGCCTCAAAGTTCTCTTCTACCTCAGTAACTTCTTCAGTAACCTCCTCAGTAGCTTCGTACTTCTCGTCTTCTTTCATCTCTTCCTCTTCTTTAGAGTCTTGAGCCATTTCTTCTTCATCTTCCTCTTGAGCCATTTCGCCCATAGATTCGATGTGCTTTTGAATCATTTCGATAGCAGATTTTAAATCTTCTACTCCTGCGAACTTTTCTTCAAAAGATGTCAATGATGATAATAGAATCTCATTCTCAGATTCTAATACTTCGATACGCTCCTGGAACTTATTAGTCATTGCCTCAAATTGAGCCTCCAACTTACCAAGTTCTTTAGCAAATGAAAATTCAGTCATTTCTTCTTTATTTGTTGGTGTTATATTAGCTGCAATCTCGATAGAGAAACCATTTATCTCCCCATCCTTAATTGCATTGAATAATTCGTTAGACTCAATCTTAGCCTTTACGAATACTGTTCCGTTTGGAAGATCAAACCCATAGTCCTTAGACTTATCGTTATCAGATTCTTTCATCCAAATCTCTAGCATTACAACATCGGTAGTATCATTCTCGTGCTGTATGCCAAATTCGTTAAACAACCCCTTCTTGGAGTAGTTGTACATTATCTCTCTAATTGTATCTTCAGTAAAGCGTACATAGTAGTAACCATTCTCAGCAGACTGGCGCAATATCTCCTTGTTAGGAATCATAATTGGGCCAACCACTTCACGCTTCTCATCGTTTGCAAACATCTCAATGCTTTGCTTAGAGAAATAAATAAAGTTTTCTTCAATAGCAGGTTTATCTACAAGAGATATTTTATACATCCCCTGCTCAAAATCCTCTAGTGTTATATCGTATAATGGTAAATCTTTGTCCATTACTTATTTGCTTTTTTATGCCACTTAGGTAGCAAGTCGTTATCTTGTGTGTACTTAGGGTTAGAAGGCTTACCATTCTTTACCAGGTACATAAATGCGTTTAATCTTGCAAGTCCCCATTGGATTGCTGAAGTAACCTTTGGTGAGTGGGATGTGTTGTATGCACCCATACCACGTAGGACAACACGCTTTGCAGCTCCAACACCAATCTTTTTATCCGGATACTTCTCATTATAAGTTCTTACCTTAGTCTCTATAGACTTAATAATCTTTGGAGATAGCTTTCCACCTTTTCCAACACCTTTAGGATTCTTCTCAGGAGTATCGCTCTTAGGTGCTTTAGGTGATTTCTTAACGCTACCATCTTTATCTTGGGTAGCATAACAATCGCAGTAACCCTGCTTACAATCTTCTCCTTTGCCTTTTTCCTTCGGACATTTAACCTTGACTTTTCTATTGCCATACGGGAGGTTATCGATGTCAACACTAGCCTTAACTGTTCCTTCTCGGATTGATTTAGCCTTTTTAATCGCCCAGTTAACGCCTGAAGTTCCTCCCCACCCCAACCAAGCGACATAGCCTCGATCTTTCCAAGGAGTTTCCTTATACTTAGGGTCAATCTCAGCATTTTTTCTATGGCGGTTAAACGCAGCCATCCTGGCGATAGTATCATATGATAGTTTTCTCTTTGATGCTAATTGGTTTGCACGAGTCCACCCTATAGAGGTCATTCCTTTAACTTCCTTACCATACTTCTTCTTCCACTCAAGAACTTTCTTGGCGTTGTTAGTAGCAGATTGTGGGTAGTCGTTGTAACATTTAGGTATGCGTTGTCCTCATATACTTCTCCTTCAACGCTTTTGATAACTATAGTATCAGCTACCATCCTAGAAGCTGTAAACTCCTTGAATAAGAAATCTAAATCTCCAAGATTTGTTGTAGGCACTACCATACTAAACTCAATACTAGGACTATCGCTATATGTTATCTTTTCGTCATCAACATAGAAGTCGTAGTAGTCAGTAGTAGTTCCACTAGTGTCCTCTGCTAACAAATCCCAATTAGCTGTGTTCTTGTTGAACAATCTACCATTAAAGGTTATTTGAGTACCTAAAGCATATATTCTTTGAGTTTCGGTTTGTAAAGATTCTCTTTGGAATCGGTTTATAACCGAAGGTCTTTTTATTCTAGTATTAAAAAGAGGCTTATCAACATATGCAAACTTTAATCCTATATCTTGATGCTTTGTAAACAAGTTTTTTGTGAAAGCAACCTCTTTAGAGCTAACAGCACCTTGGGTTATGTTTTCATTTACTTGGTTACCTAACAGTTCACCTGCTAAAGACCTGTAAAAAACACCACTCTTAAAGTTTATTATCAAGTCAGATATGCCTTCAGGATTTATCTCTTGAGTAGTTGAACCAATAACTCTTCCTTGTTCAGCTTCATCGTCATAAAAATGATTAAAGTCTTTGTTGTTTAGTGTTATGTTTTTAAACTTATCACCACCAATAGAAACCTTAAAGGATTTTAAATCATCAATGTATTGATTTATATTTTCTGTACCCTCTCTAACATATTTTATTGGGTCAATCCTTAATATGTTTATACCACCATCATTCTCGTAAAATATACCACAGTTAAATCTTTTACATATAGCTAATAATATATCGTAAGGTTTTGTAGTCGCTGTGTTTTCCAATGAACTTTTTACATTATAAACATCGGTGTCAAAATATAGATTATAATCTTGATTAGCTTTAAATGTAAGATTAAGATTTTCGTGGTCAGTTGAACCTGTAATAGTTTTTCGTAACTCACCTTCTTCTGCGTTTGCAGTAACTACTGTATCACCATAAGAAGTATGTTGGTCGTGTACAGATACATTTGTTATTCTTGTTACATTTAACGTGCCACTCACAGGCTCTAAATAATAATTGGTACTGTACCTGCTCTCTCCATTAATCAAAACTTCTTCACCACTAGGTATGTACACAGTAAGTTCATCCGACCATTGCAAAGCATCGGTGTAACCTGTTTGAAGGTCGGGGTTATTAGGACTTAATATAACAAAGCGGTCTTTATCAGAGTTGTCAAAAAAGTGATGACCTTGATTTTGATTTGTATTTGTTTTTTCACTATCACCTTGTATAGCTGTAGCATCAGATGCGTTAATCTCTATAGGGTCACCATTAACATCTTCTAGTCTTATCTTCTTTACAGGAAAACCATTCTCATAAACACCCAAGAACATATTAAATTTCATAGTAGATGAAGCAGGGGTTATGCTTTGAACCATCTTGTCATCTTGAATCAGCGGTATATCTAAGGTTAAATTTGATATAGTTGCATTCAAACTGTCGTTATCAAAAGTTATACCTGCATTAAAAGACATATGTGGTGCAAAGTATCCTCTTTCTCCTGCCATTACAGACACTAAAGATGTGGGGTTAACTATGTTAGGGTCATCAGGATAATAGGATTTTCTTAATGCTCTTCCATAGTCTGTAGTTTCTACAATGTTACCACCATCATCTAGACCGTTGTCGTTTCCAAATGTTTCAGCACCATAAAAGTAATCTGTAACCATTTGTTTTGATACAGTAGGATCGTCTCTTTTGAACTCATAGAACATATCTTCATTTGTCCCTGCACAATAAGGAAGTTGATTTATCTCAAATTCCCTGGTGTTAGTGGTTTGTTTAGCCTCTAACTTTGAAGGAAGCAACATATGAAGTTTCTCTGCTTGGAAGTCAGCAATAGCCTCCGTCTTATTTAGACCAAATAAAGAGCTGTCTACCCTAGTCTCAAATCCTGAGTCGGTTAAGTACCTTCCTAAGTATTCTAAGAATAACTTTACGCTAAACACAGGAACAAAGCCTGTTCTATCCATACCTGCCCCATATTCAGTAAACTGTCTAGCACCGTAGCCAAATGTATCTAAGTCCCCACAGAAATCTATATAAGGGAAGATGATAGGTCTAGTGTACGAAGGGTTGGTATTTAGTGTTCCTCCTTCACCACCACTAGCTACAGTTGTTTTAAAATCAGCAAAGGTGTGGTCAGAAGTATAGTATGTTTTGTAACTAGGATTAGTAGCGTTATATAGCGTGGATAAAGAAACATCTTTGAGGTCATTGATATACTTGCTTATAAAGTCTACTAGGGTTACATCTATATAAGGCTCATTGCTATTGTACTCTATAACTGTTATATTTAGCATACCTTGTATAACTGTATTTGAAGTACCAAAAGCAGTTATCTTAAAGTAGTAATCATCTTTAGGAAAATCGTCTTTGTCTGAGGTTATAGGTGTGTATCCAAATGTAGTTTGATTGCCACTTGTTAGTGGTATTTTTAGATTTGTAAAAAATGGTAGCTTTATAGAACCTACATCTAGGTTATCGTAAAAGTCAACATTGTATTCAAGCTCTGAATCAGGAAACAAATCTACAGTAGTAAAAGTAGTATTGTTTGCACTTATCTCTAATTTGAAATTCATACTATCGTGTTGCGATGTTAAATTCTAATGAAGACTTAAACTTGTTATTTAAAGTTACAAAAGCATCTTCACCAAAAGAAACTAAGTAGGCTACTTCATCACAAGTATCTTTAAACACCGTCCAAGTAGTAGTGAGTAATGTTTTGATATCACCATTAAACACCCTTCTCTTGTTATCCGTAATTAACCTAAAGTCTAAAGAAGTCTTGTAAGGTCTATAGCTTTCGGAGTAGGTAGAGACACTTACTAAATTTTCTATCCGGTAGCTTTTTACATCTTCAGTTAATAGGTCATTAACCACATCGAAATTGTAAGCAATGGTAGGAGTAAATGATGCTGGTATATTTGAATACACATTAGTATCTACATTAAATGTTGTACCTGTATTTGTACATACACCTACCGCACCTTGAGTATCGGATATCTTAAAGTAAGCAACATCACCCACATCGGCAATGTCGTTAGTAGTGGTTATCACACCATTGGAAAATGTACAAGCACCTGTGTTAGCTGCTGATGGACTGTTTAGTCCTAAGAATTTAAAGTCACCCATTATATTCTATCGTTTCTATCTCTTAGTCTACGCTCTGTCTCATTGCTTCTAAGGTCTTTGCTAGAAACAAATGCTCTTACAGGCTTACTTGTCTGTATTGCTGTTGAGGTAGTAGCCTCTGCAATAGCCTTTAGGTAATCTACACTTTCATTTGCTTGTGCAGTTACTAAACCACCTTGGGCAAATTTATATGCTCCGGCTAATGGTCTAACCTTGTGAGAGTCGTTTATCCTTTCTAGTAAGTCTCGGTGCATAGAGGTAGCTCTTTTATTTACAATAAACTCTCCACCTTCCATCTCGTATCCTGCTGTTCCTTGTACGCTAAATGGTACACCACCTTGATCGTGACTAGGCCCGTTTACCATACCCCCTTCAGCAAACTGCTTAGGGAAGAACTTTCTTTGATTGATTGCTGCTATTTCAGCACCAAAAGCGACTGTTGCAAGTCCTCCTGTGATGGCTGCTTTGGTCAATACACTTACAGGGTCTGCTGTTTTGTCGTAAGCGATAAGGGTAGGTACAATAGATGCTAAAGCTACCAGGTAATCTATTCCTGCATCTTGCTTATCCTTTTTCTTTTCTGAATCAAATATCTTTTTATCTATAGAATTTTCTTTAGCTATTTGCGCCCTTCTAAGTTCTAACTGTTTTGTTCTAAATTGAGATTCAGTTATTAATTGATTGTCTAGTTGTGACCTTAGTATATCCTCTTCTACAGAGTATCTATTAGAGATAGCATCTTTCTCGGCTTCAAGTCTATTGGTAGTATTTTCTAAAGCTACATCATTAAAATTAGATAAAGCATCTGCTGCTGTTTTTAAACCCTCTTCAATAACATCTCCTAATTTAATTTTTTCAAATTCTTTAAGATTGTTTTTTATGAAATCTATAGTTTCTAATAGACTCTTTGTTGTCAAGTCTAATGTACTTTTTGTTGCCTTTGGAAGACCTACTGAAACTTCTTCTGCCGCATCTTTAAACACTTTCTTTAAATCTTTTACAAACTGAGAGTTTTCTCCATATAGTCTTTCTGCCTCTGAAATAATATCTTCTGCATCTCCAAACAATGCTGTAAGTAAATCTACTTGAAACAAGAACTGCTCAGCAGATATGCTTTCTGATAAACCTTCTTTTATTAGTTTTTCTTGCTCTTTTATGGCAGTTATAGCATCTTTTAATTCCTGTTTTAATTCCTCCATTGAAAGACCAGGTAATTCAGCAGATGGTAGTTTTACATTAATATCTTGAGTTGCTTTCTCAAATGTTTTAATTAAACCTTTTACAAAATCAGAATCAGCACCAAACCTTTCTTTAGCTTGAGCGATAACATCTTCAGAACTACCAAAGAATCCTGTAAGCAAATCAACTTGTTGCATAAACACCTTATCGGATACACCTTCAGGTAAGTCAGCAATAGCTTTTTCAGTTTCTTTAATTCTGCTTAACAAATCAGATAATTCTGTTTTAAATCTATCTTGAGCTTCTTTATCAGCCTTCTTTCTTTGTGATGCTAATGTTTCTTCGCTGACTTCTAGATTCTTGGTTTTTATAGCTTGATCTTTTAGAAGTGCTATTCTTTTTTCTAATATTTTTATATTTTCTTGTTCTTCAGAAGTAGGTACTTGGTTTGAACGAAGTTTTTTTAATTCATCAGAATACTTACTTATATCTTCATTTATTTGCTTCTGCAAATGAGCCTTTTCTTTATCTACGTTTATTCCTTCTTCAGTCAAACTAACAAGACTTCTATAATCTTCACCGTATCTTTTTACAACGTCATTATTTGCTTCCATTGCGATGAAAGCATCGTCTTGACCTTGCGCTTGTGATTTTAAAGCCTTGAATAATTCTAAAGTAGCAGATGCTAATCTTTGCGCTCCAAAAAAACCTCTTTCTTGAGCTGCTTCAAATGCTTCGTAAAGGGTAGCACCTCTATCTAATTCATAGTTAACCTCAAACAAAACATCTCTAATAGCAAAACTGCTAAAATCACCGCTTTTTTGTAACATTCCAAAAGCCTGTCCAAGACCTATAGCCTCGTCTCCAGCGGTAAGAGAATCTGTGCCAAACAATCTTAATTGTTCTCTAAGATTATCTATTTCTTCAGCAGTTTCCTTCGAGGCTTTTGCAATAAACTTATACGATTGGGCTAGACCTGCTGCCTCATTATCTAATACAGCGATTAAATCAATAAAAGCGTTAGTTCCTATAATTACTTCACCTATTCTAGTAGACAACTTATCATATGCCGATGCAAGTAGGTCTAACTGACCTTGCGTAGTAGCCATTTGTTTTGCATTAGCTATAAATAATCTATCGGATTGAGTTAGTTCTTGAGATAGCTGTTTAAACCTTTCTACATTCTCACCTAATATCAATGCTTGAGATGCTCCAGTCTTATTAAACAATTGCACCGCCTCGGTAACATCTAGGTTTCTGTTCGCTATATCCTCTAAGAATTCATTAAATGGTCTACCGTCTTTTGCAGCAGAAATAAAGAACTGCCTTAAACCTGTACCTGCCTTATTTGCCTTAAAACCATTATCTGCTAAGATACCTAACAACGCTGCGGTTTCTTCAAAACTAACACCTAACTGCCTACCTAACGGCCCTACATAACCAAGTGCTGTACCTAAATCCTGTAAAGTAAGTGCAGATTCGTTTACTGCACCTGTAAGTATGTTTGCAAATCTATCAGCCTCTTCAGTTGTAGCTTGAAACATATTCAATGTTTTCTTTAAGGTTGCTGCAACGCCACCTGGGTCTTCACCTAACGCTTGAGATAACAAGGCTATAGGTCTAGTAAGATTCTCTATGTCTTCAACTGACGTTCCTAACTTTGCAAGTTCTTTTTGTAACGCTACCACTTCCGTTGCCGTTAAAGAAGTCGCTCCTGCTACATCAAACACTACATCTTTAAGTCTACCTACCTCTTCTGTAGTTAGTCCTGCTACCGCTGCTAAGTCTCCTAAAGATTTCTCTAATGCTATTGCCCTCTTAGCTGAACCTATAGTAAGCTCCCTAAATGCAACAAGTGCTAAGTTTAATACTTGGTAAGCACCATAAAAAGAAACGATTGTTTTTAGGTTCTTTCCTATACTACTAAAAAGACCTTTATTAGCCTTATCTGCCTTACTGGTATTTGTAGCGTTTTCTTTTTGAGCTTTATTTAACTTGTTTATACCTTTAGATGCCTTTTCCGCTTCTTTACCCATCTCACGAGTGCTACCCGTAATTTTAGATACTATCTTGTCCAAGTCAATAAGACCCTTACTAACCTCACGAACTGCTGTGGCTAGTTTCTTTAATGCATCTTTTAGAAACTGTATTCTATTACTTTGTTCTGCCATTTTATAATTTACTTAACATTTTTTCTAACTTGAGATTAACAACAGCATAAGCGAAATCATCATATTTTTCATTAATGTATCTTGAAAAGGCACGTTGTAAAGCACCATTCAGTCCTTGTTTACCTTTCAACACATCTAACCATCCGGATTCTCTAACACCTTTAGCGTTAATCTTTTTTGTAATAGGTGTAGCAAGAGCGTTAGCAATCTTATCGGTAATCTGACTTCCTGAGAAATATCTTGTCCCCTGTCTTGGATTCCATAAGTACCACTCAGTACTAGGGTATCTTCTAGACTTGTCTATTATCCATTGCTTTATATCATCTTTATTCACCGTAGCAGGTTTTCCTCCTTGGTCTAACACATCTCCGTACTTCTCCATATCTATTCTTACAGATACTTGTTCGATGCCTATACCCAATCCTAAATACGGGTCTACTTTTATCTTAGATACGTAATTTTTTCCCCATACGGTTTGACCATCCTTAGAAGGCCTTATACTATTCTTTAAGTTTCCTGTAACATCGTGGATATACGGGTCGCCATCTACCGCTGTTCCTTTAAGGTTGTTTTTTAACCTGTTTATGATTTGTAGTCTAGCTAATTCCTGTTGTAAGAAAAATTGTATAGCCCCCTGTTGCTGATTTTTCGCAGCACGAGGGTTTTTCATTCTATTTACATTGACAGCCATTAAACGTCAATATCTCTTATGTAAGGATTTCTACCTACGATAAATGTAGCACCGCTAATTGCTGATGTGATATTATAATCGTCTGCGGAGAAACCTCGCATATTAACCTCCTGGAAACTTTGCTCACCATCTAGATTCTTTTGGAAGTAATCTTGTAACTGCCCCATAACAAATAAATTCTCTTGATTAGAATTCATAAGTGCTATAGAATCGTCTAAAGGTACTTTATCTACAATGATAACATTAAACATCACATCGTATACAGGACTGCCATCATCCCTAGAGATGTTTGCATCCTCAAGGGCTATGTATAAACCACGATGGTTGATCTCTATATCTTGAAGGTCATCTAAAGAGTTTAGTAGTTTAAACTCATTAACCATAGAATGACCGTCTCCGAATGTTTTAAATAAATCGTAGATGGTAACTAAATCGTTCACAATAATCTTTTTTTAATTTACAATTTACGCATCGCTTGTTCTTGGCGTTTCCTAGCGTTTTCTATCTTACTCCTTTGTGCTAAGAAGCTCATCTCTGGTAAAACAATACCCATAGGTAGCATATAAATGTCTGAATATTTAGTGATATCCTCGTTTGCTAACATCCTAACCATAGAATACCAATACCATTGTTGGTTAAAAAGCATCTCAGCCGTCTTGTCCTCAACTATCTCTTCTTCTTCGTCCTCGTCCTCCGCAGCATCATAAAAAACTCCTGAGAAGTCCTTAAAAAGCGTTTTGTTTCTATCATTCATAAAGTTTTCTAGAACCCAATACACTTCCCTAACATCCATATTCAAGATATCCTCTTGATTATTTCTCTCATCTTCGATATTGTCGTTATCAAAATCTTCGTGATGTTGAGGTCTTATAACTAATTTAGCAATCTCAAGGTCTACTAAGTGGTCGGGTAGTTTAGTCTTGCCTGTTATTATCTGCTCCAACATAATAAATTGACCCAATACCAAGCTATTGACATTCGTATACACCTTCTTTTTAGTGTTAGGCTTCCTAATCTTGTCTTTTATAGGGTAACACTCACTAAGACCCCTACTGAAATCTAAGTAATCTATAGGCTTCATACTCTCCAGGTAATGCTTTGCCGAGCCGTGAGTACTTATGGATTGCATCATATCAATGTGCTTCCGTAATGTGATCATAAAAACATTGTTACACCACCATCCTGCTCCTCTTTAGCGCAATAGGCAGTAATTGCTAAAGACATCACACAATCATCGTGCTTACCTTCGGTATTCGAGAATTGTAAGTTTCCAGTAATAGGATTACGCTTACTCTTAAAATCATATAATTCCTTGACCAACACATCGTAGTTAGGAATCTTTATCTTATGATCTTCAAACAACTTAATCAAATTCTTAATAATCTCAGGCTTACTCTTGCTCGTAGTATGGAATGGTATCATCTTATACATCCTATCGTCATCCGTAATATCGTCAAACAATAAATCATTATTATTCACCTCAAAGTACGCAGCAGCTAACTTCTCATTGTGCTTTAAGTAAAACGCCTTAATACGCTCCTTAAATTCATCGGAATCTAAGTTTTCTTCCTTGTAGTTGAACCTGTCCATATCTATCACCTCATACTTCTCCGTCATTGCTATCAATACCGTGTAATCTTGTGCTACACCTATATCCATACCAATGTATATCCTCTCGTATTCTTCGGGAAGGTGTTTAGTGATGGAATCTTCAATGTCGGAAAACAACGCATCGGCACTAACAGGTCTACACAAATACTCTTGGTCAAACTGTGCCTTAGTCATACTCTTCCTAATCCCTAACACCGTATTTTCTACATCCCCATCATTAAGGTCTAAATATGTTCTTTTGATGCTCTTTATCTGTTTAAAGTTCTCCTCCTTTAATCCTCTTTGATACCAATCCCAATACCAATTCTTTCCGTTAAAGGTAGAGGACATTACTACTCTTCCGTTCGTCCTCGTAACCATCGGTAGAAGGACTTCGTTAATAAACGCTTCCTTAATAAAAGCTGCCTCATCAATGTAGATAAAATCCAACGTGGAACCCCTAAGATTATCCCCTGCTTCAGCAGAACGAAATTTAATAAAACTACCGTTATAAAAATAAATCTCATTATGCTTCCTATCAAACCTAGTTATTATCTTCTCAAACACCTCCTGGTGGTCGCTAAACATACTCTCTATGTCTTTCATCACCTTATTAGCCTGTTCTTGAATAGGGCTTACCCAAAACATCCTATGCTTCTTGTTATTCAACCCTCGCATTATAGCATCGTTCAGCATAAAGTGAGTCTTACCTGTCTGCCTACCCATAGCAGCTAAAGTGATAAAAGGCTTATCCTCGTGTACGAGACGATAAAAGTCCTCTTGTGGCTCTGTAGGATTGTATAGCTTAATCTGCATCCTCGTATCCTATGTCTAACATATTATCCTCATCAGGCTTCTTAGTCAAATCAATAGTTGCTGTAATGTCTAACTTCGTTTGCTCTACCTTCACCGGAGCTTTATACCCCTGCATATCGTTCAATATCTTGATAGCATCCATAGCCATCTTCATATCACCATTAACCATAGCAGTATCCCTAATGGCTATCAACTTCGATATGTTTGTACCCTTAGCAGCCTCAATACTCTTCGCCTCTAAATCCACAAACTTCATTATCTCCCTATAAAATGCTGTACCTTGAGTTCTCCTATCACGGTAGTAATTCGTATACCCAATATCAGTAGCTATCTTACCAGCATTCTCAATACCCTCTTCGTGTATCCTGTCCATAAAGGACTGTTGCTTCTCCGTTAGTTCACTACCCGATCCTCTAACGATATTTCCTTTCTTATCTCTTACCGATGCCATATCACTTAACAAATTTATAGATTGGTTTGTTATTCAACCCTAACCTACCTGTGAATTCTATCTCCGAGTAACTAGGTGCATCCTCATCATAATGATACCAATCAAATACTGCTTTCACTACACGCTGAATACAACTACCACATCTCGTATCAGGATTCTCTATCCTCTTAAAATACTTACTCTTTCCTACCATTGAATTATGGAACTCAAACATCTTCTTCCTCATCGCACCTTTGGGTGCTTGATTCCTACCTGTAAGTCCTAATACCAATTCCTTTGTTGTCATAAATATCAAATACTTTAAATAATATACAATGATGAATGTTTACCTCATTCAACAATACTTTGTAAATTGATTTAAATCAACTTAATTTACCTCCCCTTATATATTACTAATATATATTACTAATATATTAGTATACCTCTCATAAAGAGGTATACTATATTAGAATACTACTACGTATACCCTACGTATATAATGCCAAACATCTTTACCCTATGTATTGGCTAATACTGTTTCCCTTTCATCAACGGCTAATGCATACAGCTCGTATAAGGGTGTTTAAAGGACATCTAAGAGCGTTTCTGTATTCTTTGGTATCAATACATCACTTGTGGTGAAAAAGTGTGTTAGCGGGGTTAATATCCTCCCGCCATTTCCCCGCGCTCAGAGGGGTCTAAGTTATCTCGCGCCTCTCCTCGGTCGGTCACTCGGTGGTTAGTGGGTATTTATGCGGGTTTCAATCGGTCTAATGTTCACAGCTAGTGAAGCGGTCCGGGCTGGTTGTTCCGCTTTTTTCGTCGGATTTTCTCTAATGTTAGCGGTTGACGTGTATAAAATTGGGGCGGTTTTTGGTGTATGCGAGGGGGTGGCGTGGCGTATCTCCTCGCCTTATTTCCCTCTTTTACTTCCTTCTTTACTTCCTCATCTGATCACATTAGGCACAAAAAAAAGAGGCTAAAAATAGCCTCCTTTTAT